AAGCATCCGCTGCATGCACTGGCCGTAGAACACGCCGCCAGACACGACAATTGGAATGCCTGCTTTCTTGAAAGCGTGGTCAATGACGTTGCGGCTCCAGACACATTCGTATCTGGGAGCCGTCATCAACGCCGCGACTTTTGCTTCATGTGTATCCATAGCGTTCTGCTCCGCTTTTGGTGACCGTCTTATGATTAACCAACCTTGACGTAATCGGCATTGTTGGTGTTGGCGGAAGCGGCGATTTCCTTTTGCAGGATGCCGACTACCGAGGTGAGAACCGGACCATTGGTCGTGGTGTCCGGCGTGAGTCCGACTTGCAGATACCGCTTGCGACCATTGAGATCAACGTGCAGGACGGCCTCGGCCGCTGCGGTGTTGTCGATGGTGAAAGCGTAGGTGCTGTTGAAGGTCGCAAAGTTGGAAGCCGTTGTGTCGTCCGATTCCTTTAGCGAAACAACGACGTTGGTGCTGTTGGTGTTGAGTTCCGCACCGCAGGCAATGCTGATCGTTGCGTAGTCGGCACCTTGGCAATCAAGGTTTGCAGTCCGTGCCGTGGTGGCAGCGGTAATCGGGGCGAGCAGCGTGGAGAACACGCAGCTTTGGAGAGTCTTCATATCAGGTTCCTTGTCAGGTTTTGGTTGATGTCAGAGAAAAGGAGGGGACGGAAACCCGCCCCCTCCCGACGGTCCCAAGTGGAGCAGAACACTTGGATCACTAGGATGCGTTGCACTTCACGCCAACAATCGGGCCGCCAGTGGTCGCGGTTCCGCGTTCGTGGCAGTTGATGTCAAAGCGTTCGGTGGCCCGGAAGTAGACGCTGTCGGTGTTGAATCCGTAGCTGTTGTCCAGTGCGATGCTGATGCCTCGCTTCTGGCCCATCGTCACGGATCGGCTCAGGTCGCCGAAGTAGGCGATGAACTTGCCAGACAGGTCAGTCGTCGGAGCGCCACTGTCCATCGCCTGGGCAAACACGACTGGGAAACCCATAAACGTCGGACCAAATCCAGCGTTAAAGTTAGTCGCACTGTTGCCGCTGGCTGCAAACGCCAGGCGTTGCATCACGTTGTGGTAAATGCTGCTGTGGCAGTACCAACGAGGCTGAATGCCAGGCAGCTGCAACAGCTTGCCCATTGCCTCTTCAAAGCTGGCAATGGTGATTTCGGCTGGCGTGTCGACATTGCTTGCAGTCGTAGCCACTGCACCCGCAGCCAATGCGTTGGCCAAGCCAACGATGCCGCCGTAGGTGCTGGTGCCGTCGCCGCTGAAAAGGCACTGGTCCTCTTTAATGGCAAACGACAAAGCAACTTCGGCAGTCAGCAAGTCGCCCAAGGCAACCACTGCGTCTTCAGGAAGTTCGCTGGACCAGCTGCTGAACACCATCAGCTTGCGGGCTTCCAGTCGGATTTGGTCGAACGCCAAGTCCGACGCGGTGACGCTGGAGTTCTCACCAGCAAAGTAGCTGGTGAATCCGCTGGCTCGGCGAGGCAGCAGGGTAACGCCAGCACCCATCGGATAGACGCGGGCTTCGCGGCGAGCTACGCCAAATTCCTCAACATTGCGAATGATGGCTGCTTCCATCACTTCAGGCACCAAATAGCCGCCCTTGGTGTTGTCGCTGCCACTCATCGCGGCTTGGATACCGTGATTCTTCAGCCACTCGGTCGCGCCCTGGTTGCCCTGCACGCTGCGGATGAACTGGCCAGCGATAAACGCTTCCTTTTCGGCGTTTGGCCCAGCATACGAACGGATGCTGCCAATAGCCTTTGCAGTGGCCGGAACCTTAACCGCAGCGACATTCAAGTCGCCATTAGCCACGACTTCTTCGGTCTGCTTGTCAGAGTCAAACCGCTGGCGGGCAATTGCCTTTTGTGCGGCTTCGACCTTCAGCAGGCGGTCCAGTTTGGCTTCCAGTTCGCCGAGCTTGCCAGCCTGCTCGCCCTTGCCTTGAACCTCGTCGATCTCCTTTTCTTCATCAGCGTTAAGATCACGCTGCTCGGCCTTGGCAACGGCCAGAATCGCAGCCACGCGGTCGTGCTGCTCCTGAATCGCTTCCCGCAATTCCTTTACAGTCTTCATCGGTCATTCCTTTTTTTCTGCCGACTGTCAGGCAGCAAAAAAAGAAATCGACTGCGACAGCCGACGTTGGTTTCCAAACGTCAGCCCGTCGAGTCGATGACAACCGAACTCTAGCGGGAGTTTTTCAAAATGTGCGGCGGGAACATCCCACCGCTGGGAATCATACGCTTTCTAAGTTACGAATCAAGTGTCACGTCTTTTCAGTTGTATTGCCCGCAGTTTTGCGGCAATTAGCTTTGGGAATCGCTGTTCGACCGGCGTCGCTGGCTTGGCCGGGTCAAACAGTTCCTGCGGCGGATGGCGGAACATGGACGCGGCAGCCATCGCCTTTGGTGCGTCCTTGATGTCGACCACCTCATCGACCAGCCCGATAGCCAGTGCTTCCTTGGCGGTGAACCACGTTTCCTCGGCGACCATCGCCAGGATTTCATCCCGGCTGGCGTCCATCTTGGCAGCGTAGGCATCGACCAGCGTTTCGCTGTACTTGTCCAGAATGTCGGCCGTTTTTCGCATTGACGCCGCGTCACCAATGGCAATCGTGTGCGGCTGGTGAATCATGACCATCGCTCGCGGTGCGGCCGTCACCTTGAACCCGCTGACCAGAAACAGGGTCGCCGCCGAGGCTGCCAGTGCGTCAACGCTGACCGTCACCTCGCCGCTATGCCGACGCAGGTTCTCAACCGCTGCGACTGCCTCATCGACGCTGCCGCCAGGCGAATTAACCCGCACGCTGATCGGCCCGTCGCCAAGCATGCCCAGCCCTTCGACGATGGAATCCGCTCCGATAAATCCCCAGTCGGCTGGCCCAATCTGGCCGTAAACAAACATCTCCCGTGTCTTATCATTAACCCGCAGCATCGCAGAGCCTCCATTCCAAGTCGAAGTTAAAGTCGTTACGGTCCGGCATTCTGCTTGGCCGGTAACATCCAAACTGTTCCATGTACGCAACCGCACCGGACAGCGAGTTGTCAGGCAGTCCGTCGTAGTGCCGAAACCCGTCGGCATCCGTTTCGTGAATGACACGCTGGACGGCTCGCCGCCTGAAATACGGTTCCATTGTTTTCAAGATGGCAAGGTCCATCCCTTGTGCGTCCGTGACCAGCGTCTGAATCTGCTGGACACCAGCAAACTGCAGGAACTCGCACAGATTGATTACCTGCACCTCAACCTGGCCCTGCTGGCTTAGGTCTGCCTGCGAATACATTTCCCTTGCCTGCTCAGTGCAAACGCCGAGGCTGCTGCTGACGCCGCCGGTGTTGTATTTCCGCAGCGTGCCGCGGCTGGTTGTTTCACCGCACGCCGCCTCGACAACGTGGAACACTTCGGCAGCGTGTGCGTTTTTTTCCCGAAGCCACGCCGCCGCTTCCGGCAGAGGTTCAAACATCCAGAACCGGTCATGGCCCTGCACCAGCTCCAGCATTTCCGCCCCGCCGCGGTTCGGACCTACACAGACAAAGACCCGTTCACTCATAGGCTGGTCAGCTCCTTGACGCCGTCAACACGCCAGCCGGCTACCAGCGACTGCACCGCGGCCGCAAACTCCGCTGGCTGCTTGTCGGCCGCCGCCAATAATGCTTCCTTGTGCCGCTGGCAATATCCCGCCGCATCGCAGTCCTCGGCACCAGCCGTTGACTCCAGCCGCTGCTGCCATCGCTCGTAGAAGCCGTCCACCCATTCGACGAAGTTTTTGGACCGCAAGCCTCGCTGCTGAATCCGGTTGCACTCGACACCGACCATGTGCTGGAGCTGGGCTTGTGCGGCAGGTGCGGCGTTTGGCGTTTCGGCCTCGTCTGCATCATTGTCGTTGGATGTATCGCCGCTGGGGTCAACTTCGTCGGTTGTGATGTTTGGGTTACTGTACACGTCGCCGCCGTCGTACGGGTTCATGTCCAGTTTGGCCCGTGCTTCGTTCGGGTTAATAATCTTGTGGACAATGCCCTGAGCCAGCGTGTCTACGGTCGTCTTCATGTCGGTCATGATGAGCGTGCCGCGGTTGAACTTGAAGTAATACTGGTCGGCCATCTTCTCGCGGTCGGTCAATAGCTTGGCCCGGCACTGCATCTCCCACTTGACCAGCCAGCGGTTCAGGCAGCTCTGCAATTCAGACAGCTGCTTTTGCTCAAGACTGCTGTAGCTGCTGCGGGACTCATCGCCTGGCATCGACTCCAGCCCGAACCACAGCATGATGTCCGTGCGGTTAAACTTCTGCTGTTCGACAAACTGTGCGTCGTGGTTGCTCATTGTCAGCACGTTTGCCGTCACGCCTTCCCGCAGTAGTCCGACAAGTTCGCCGTCCTCGTTGTGATGCTTGCGGAAAGTCGTCAAAAACTCCGATGCCTGCTTCTCGTCACGGAATGAACCCGGAGGAGCCTGCAGCATCATCCGGCCAGTGAATCCTTTTTCCGATTGCTTCGTGGCCAGTCGCTGACCGTTCAACCCCATCGACAGCGACTCCCTTGCCACGCTGGCAAACGACTTGCCTTCGACGCCGTCATAGCCAAAGCCTTGGATGTGCAGCACGTCCCGGTCGTGAATCACGACAGTCGTCTCAGGGTTGGCCGCCA